TTCCATCCCGGACGCATGTGTAAACCCCCTCCTGCTCCTATTCTAACTAAACTCGCCGTGGCTACAGATGCTGATGTACTATTTACAACTAAATCGGTTTGCTCATTAGAATCATAAGAAAAAGATCCAGATAAATATGTCCACAACCGAGTAGTAAAAGCAGCCCCGGCTTCAATAGGTCTAAAAATAAACCACTCTCCATTCCTCTGTTTTAATACTGCTGTAAACTTTTTCAAGATATCTTCCAATACATCATAGTAAGTTTTATCCGTATAAGCAATACCATGAAAATAAACTTGATTCAAAGGACTCTTTGCTGTTCCTGTTTCTATTGCAGATGAATACATATTAATTCCTTCTCTCATATCAAGATCCAAATCAGTCTTTTCAAATATCCACTCCAACGCTTCCAATAATGAAGGCGTGTAGTATCCATATTCAGTACTGGTATCAAAAATCTTATCCCACACAATTGTTTTTAAATACCCTAATTGATCCGCTGCTATTATTGCATTGACATAAGGAGCTTGTTGATAAGGTCGCTGGTATTGATCCGGAAGAATATATCCGGTCCATTTTATACTACCTCCTACTAAATATTCCACTAGATACTTGCGAGCATTAGATGTATACAAATCAAGAAATTCAAAAGTTGTTTCTGCTACCAAATAAATAGTTAATGTTGAACCATTGATCGGATCTAATATATAATCTCCAGGAGTTACCCAATCAAGTTGTATTGGATTTCCAGCACATTTGACCCGAGTAGCTGCACCAGCATATCCTTGTCGTTTGATCTTTAATTCACAAGACTCTCCGAAAAGACTAGTCCAAGTAAGATTATATTTTACGCTTCCACTAAAACTCATGTTACAGCATTATGTTTTTCTGAGGCTCTTCCAAGCAAAATTCGTAATTGATCCCCTTCAAGTACAATATCTTCTACCTGTATATCTACCATTTGACTTCCTAATTTACCCGGAGGAATAACCTTTTCCCCGGATGATAATAAAGCTGGATAGGTATCGTTAGGATATCCTGGGGGTACTGTTCCACCTCCAGCCATTCCGGTAAAGGATTTAAACCCAGCCTTAAATATATCCCCAAACTTAGATGCTGCATCTAATCCTTTAAATACTTTACTTATACCTCCGGGCATTACCATTGCTAATACTATTGCCAAAGTAGCTGCAGCAATTGTAGCTGCTACTAATCTAAATATCATTCCCTTGATAAAATCACCAAAGAACTTTCCAAATGCTTGTAAGGTATTCTCTGTTGATGATAAAGCATCTGAAATACTATTGCTCATTCCCTGGAAAGCATTAACCATTATTCCTCTCATCAAAGCCGTTTTGTTTGCTACACTCTCCTGAATATATAAGAGTCTTTCATAAGCCGCAATATGAGCATCCACCAAAGGTATTCCAGGTCGAAGTCCTCTCTCCCACAAATCTTCTAATCCTGCCCGTACAAATTGTAATTGATTTCCGACTGAATCAAAACTTGCCCCAAAGACAACATTCCTTTCAGCAATATTTTTAAGTTTAGCTGCTAATTGATCTGCAGCAGTCCCTACATCACTAAACCGCATAAGATCCCTACGATAATCACGTCGTGGAGGTTGTTCAGGATATTCTCCTTTCGTACTATTTTTTATATCATCAGCATACTGATCTAAATACAATCTATGTAATCTGGAAGCTTCCTTGTAGAACTCTTCTATTAATTTCAATTGTTCTGTGTTGGAAGTATCCCTCATATTCTCAATCATCCTGAAAATAAATCTGGATTCTATTAAGAACTTATTATCAGCTTCTTTTACTGCTACCACTGCTTCAGTAATAGAATCCTTTTCTGCATCTGTCATTTTACCAAGAGCTTCTATTAACTTTCCAGCAGTAGGAGCAGTACTCCCTAAATTTTTCATCGCTTGCTCTAGATCCTCTACACTTTTTATATTATAATCATTCAAAACAACCCACTGCTTAGAGGTAGCTTCTATCACATCGTTCCTTACCGTAAGCCCTTTAGTTATTTGCCCATTGACATAATCCATTATAGATGCAAGAGCATTATATTCCTTCCCTACCTTTTCAATCTCTGTATAATGTTGGATAGCATATTTTATTTCATCTTCTGTTAATTTATTTTTTGCCCCGGTCTTTTCCGCAATTGCTTGATATGTTTTTGTAGCAAGTTCTATTTCCATATCAGCTTGTTGCTTCAATAAAGTCAATATTTGCTCTCCTGCTTTTATCTTAGCTGCAAGAGAAGTTTTGTCATTCTCATACATAACTTGTCGTTGCACTTCAATTTTGTTCTGAAGATCAACCTCCTCTATGGCATACGCTCGACTTATATCACTGATCTCATCCATAGCATATTTGAAATCTCTTCCTGCCCGTATAGCCTCCCTAAGTCCTGTAATAAATCTAGAAAAATTAGCAGTAGCTATAGATTTCATAAAGTAATCCAAACCTGTTCTAGCTCCTTCAATAACGGAATGAAACCATGTTGCTGTCGTAGAAGTAGACTCAATAACAGATTTAAGAGTTTTCCATATTGCTGCTGCTACAATTATTTTCCCAGCTAATTTCTTAAAACTCTCACCAAGATTATTCGTTTGTTTTTCTGCAGGCAATCCAGCCTCTTCATACTCCTTTATAGCGCCTTCAGCCTCTTTGATTTTCTTATTATACCTTTCTATCTCCTCAACAGAAAAAGCCCCTTTGCGAGCATCCCTCAACTCAGTAAGAGCCTCCTCAACATCTTCAATTAATCCATTATGCCGTCGAATACTTTTCTCAGCAGTCTTCATGGTATTCTCCACCATCTGGCCATACTTCTTAAATGATTTCTCTGCTGTAAGTATTCGAGAATCATCTATCCCTAATGTTGCTGTAAGCTCCCCTATATTCATATCCTTTATCTTTTCATTGGTGGTCTTTTCCCTCTTTCCGATAAAACTTGCTCCCTTCGTATTCTTCTCTTCCGATCCTTTGTTATGCTCATTAATATTCGTTTCTGCTCTTCTACACTTTGTTCCCCTGATTTCTTTTTACTCTCTTCCTGTAAACCCCCCCAATCTGGCATAAAATCCAGAGGTACTGTGAATTTCTTTTCTTCTCCTTCCTTTCCACCCCAAGCTATTAACCCATTCATTATTATGGAGGATAATGTGGCCATTCTGAAATCCTCCCTCCACTCCCCTATTGGATCTAATTTATCGTAAGCCTCCCATTCACTAATCTGAAAGGATGTTAATTGATCTAACAGATAATCAGGATGTACTATTCCTAATTCTCTACAGAGTCGGAACTGGAATTGCCGACCTGGTCGGCATCTAAGTTTTTTATTAACCCCTCCTTATCCTCTTCTGATATAGCATTAATCTTTTGAGCTACATTGACAATCTTCTCCAATCGTGCAGCACTCATGCTGGTACTTAATTGAACATAATCTTTGGATTGTAAAAGCAATACCCCCTCAGCATCACAAATAGTATGAGCAGCTAACTTGGATCGGAAATCATCCATCATCAATTCATAATCCTGTTTCCCTTTAGCATCCTTAAATTTACGTACCAACAATTTTTCAAACTCATCTCGCTCGTGCCCTGTCATCTGACGAACATACACATATTCGTCTTTTCCCAGATCTACTTCTACAATCTCAAGATCTTGTTTGCTCAATAGAGCATCCTTATCAAGTAACTTCCTTTTTCCTTTTCCAATAATTCGTTTCATGATTAAAACTTTTTTTAATTAATTAATAAAAATAAACAACCCATGATTAGGATTGTTTTTCTAAGCACTACTTCCAGAACCAGAATTTATTACAGGCTGTCCACTAATCTTGATAGTGACATCTACTGTAATAGCATCCTCTGGAGAAATAGTTAATGGTAATTCGGTCACCAAACCTTCGAATTCGAAGGATGTTGACTCATCATCCGGCAGTAAGATTTCATAATTCTGAAGAGTACTGCTTTCAAAATCATTATTCATTATTTCATAAGTATCCCTACGAAAGATCATTGCGAGTACTACGGAACCTCCATCACGAAAGCCCCCAATAAACTCATTATAACCCCCCGTAGAATCCAATGAAGTGACATCAATCGTGGTCCTACTTTTACTTGGTCCAGTAATTGATTTGATTTCAGCAATCTCTACCCAGTTTGTTTCATCCCACCGTCTAAACGATGTTCCTACTCCTGCTACAGCTAAACTTGCCATAATTTACCTCCTCTGCAAATTAAAATTAATAATAAAACGCGCTCTGCCATTTGCGTCCCAGTCTAGTAAGGCTGGTCCACTGGAACAATAAATAACAGTATATAATGTTGTATTCCATGTTTCATTTGCCTTACCATGAAGTACAGTTCTGATAGCTTCTGCCATATCCCACCCCGACATATATGCTGCAGTACGCACACGTATCTGTATAGATGGATAGTAATACCCTACACTATTTAAAGTTAATAATGGAGGGAATCCGGGGGTATCAAATACAGTTACACAATCATCTGGCTCGGGTGGTTCCCTGCCGATGAATAAATTAGTAGCAAAAGTAAGTCCTAAAGAACTTTCTGCTGCTAACATATCTTTTATATCTTCTGAAGGTGCATTCATTTTATTTGTGCATTATCTGCTATTTCTTTTAAAACAAGATCTCTGTTCCTTTTCAATGAAGCCTCAAGAAATTTAGGACCTGAATTAGGACGACTCCAATTAATCACTTTACTTCCTTTATCTACCATCTCATGAACGAACAGAGCATAATTAGCACTAAACCCCATCGTCAATCCAAACTTTGTCACTTCCCGAAAGGTTGTAGTAAACCAAGAGGCTCGTAAATTCCCTGTATCTATGGGAATCAATGGAGGCGTCTTTTCCATATCTGCCCGTATTATTATAGCCCCTCCAATCAATCCCTTCATAGAACGTCCCACAATAGATTTGATTTCTTTAT